TGATTCAAACTTCTCGTATAAGAACCGAAGCAAAAATAACTTGCCATTATGAAATTGGAAATTTAGAAGATACATCAAAAGAAAAAGATAAACAAAAAGACAAAATTCATAAAGCTATGGAAAAATGGCTTGAATTGTCAACCGATAAAAGACCTAAAAACGATACAAGAAAAGCAGAAAAGAAAGATTAATTGCTTAAAAAGGCAAAGTTGTTGAATTCCCAACTATTTATAAAATAATAGTTGGGTTTTTTATTTATGGCAAGAATCTCTAAAGAAACAATGAAATCTGAGATAAGAAAATGTGGTCAAGATCCGCAATATTTTCTTAAAAATTATGTAAAGATAAGTCACCCACTTGAAGGATTGATACCTTTTACTACTTATGATTTTCAAGACGAGCTGTTAAAAGATTTTAAAGACAATAGGTTTAATATTATCCTTAAAGCTAGACAGTTAGGTATTTCCACTATTGTTGCTGGTTACGCTGCTTGGCTGATGTTATTCCGTAGAGAAAAGCAAGTTCTTGTTGTGGCTACAAAGTTTAAGACAGCAGCAAATCTTGTAGTTAAGGTAAAAAAAATGTTAAAAACTTTGCCTGATTGGATGATGATTTCTGACATTCGCGTTGATAATCAAAGTTCTTTTGAGCTTTCAAATGGTTCTAAAATAAATGCTTCAACAACATCTGCAAAAGATGCTGGTCGTTCGGAATCTCTTTCTTTGCTTATTGTGGATGAGGCCGCATTCGTAGAGGGAATGGACGAGTTATGGACAGGTATCTTGCCAACAATTTCAACTGGTGGTCGTTGTATAGCTCTTTCTACTCCAAACGGTGTAGGTAACTGGTTCTATAGATCGTTTGTTGACGCAGAAGCAGAGAAAAATCTTTTTAATGCCATAACTCTTCCGTGGACAGTCCATCCCGATAGAGATGAAGAATGGTTCAGAGAACAAACAAAGAACATGAGCAAAAGAGAAGTTGCTCAAGAGTTTGAGTGCTCATTCAACATGTCAGGCGAAACTGTTATTTCCCCAGAGGATATGGAAAGAATAAAAAATAACATTTCTAATCCAAATCATAGAACAGGCTTTGATAGAAACTATTGGATATGGGAAGAACCACAGCAAGGCGCCTCGTATGTCATTTCTGCCGATGTTTCTAGAGGAGATGGAGCAGATAACTCGGTATTTCATGTTTTTAAAATTGATACATTTGAGCAAGTAGCCGAATATCAAGGGAAACCGAATCATGATATGTTCTCAATGATGTTAAACTCAGTAGGTAAAGAATATAACAACGCTCTTCTTATAGTAGAGAACAATAACGTCGGCTTTAATGTGTTAGATAAACTTCAAACGCTTGAATATCCAAATCTTTATTTTTCTACAAAAGGATCTCACGAATTTGTTGATCACTATACGGCAGAATACACAGATAATACTATTGCTGGTTTTTCTACCACTACAAAAACTAGGCCTCTTATAATCGCAAAAATGGAAGAATTTGTAAGAAACAGGATAATAAAAATAAATTCTCCAAGAACAATAAGAGAATTTGAAACGTTTGTATGGAGCAATGGAAAACCAGAAGCAATGAGGGGCTACAATGATGATTTAATTTTAGCTCTTTCTATTGCCTGTTGGGTTAAAGATGTTGCTTTGACAGCCAATAAAAGAGAAAATGCATATACGAATGCTATACTGGGGTCCATGATAAAAGCGAATACCCAAATTAACACTACGATACCTGGTATGGTAGGATACAAAAAAAATAATGATCCATTTATAAAGTCTTTTGACGAGAAGCGAAGAAAGGCAAAAAAAGATTTTGATGAATTTGGATGGATCTATAAGGGATAAGTAAATGGCAGACAATAAACCAAACAAAAATAACCCAAAGAATTCTGAGAATAATCTGTTTAAACAGCTGACTAAGCTACTGTCTGGCCCAATAATAAATAGAAGAACGCAGATCTATAGGCAAGAAAGAAGATCTCATCTAGATAAATATTCAACCAAATTTACGTCTGCTAGCGGTAAAGAGTTCAAAAAAAGTCAATATAATCCCTTTGAATCAATTCAGTCATCAATGTCCTCTAATCATAACAGAGGAGAAAGATATGTAGAGTTTGATCAAATGGAATACACTCCAGAGATAGCTTCTGCTTTAGATATTTATGCCGACGAAATGACAACATCTTCTGCCTTAGAAGAAATGATGGTTGTTGAATGTCCAAACGCAGAGATAAAAGACATTTTACAAAATTTATACTATAAGATTTTGAATATTGAATCAAATCTTTTTGGTTGGTGTCGTAATATGTGCAAATACGGAGACTTCTTTTTGTACCTAGATATAGATGAAAGTATCGGCATTAAAAACGTAATTGGACTCCCTGGTCATGAAGTGGAGCGTCTGGAAGGAGAAGACGAGACAAACCCGAACTATATTCAGTATCAGTGGAACAGTGCCGGTATGACATTTGAAAATTGGCAAATTGCTCACTTTCGTATTTTAGGGAATGATAAGTATAATCCATATGGAACAAGTGTGTTAGAACCAGCTAGGCGTATTTGGAGACAACTTACTTTACTAGAAGATGCTATGATGGCGTATCGTATTGTTCGTTCGCCAGAAAGACGAGTATTTTATATTGATGTTGGTAATATTGAGCCACAAGATGTAGAACAATACATGCAAAAAGTCATGAATACAATGAAAAGAAATCAAGTAGTAGACCCAGAAACAGGTCGTGTTGATTTACGATATAACCCTCTCTCTGTGGAAGAGGATTATTTCTTGCCAGTTAGAGGAGGAAATTCACAATCAAAAATTGATACCCTTGCAGGTGGCAGTTTCACAGGGGATATTGATGATGTAAAATATTTAAGAGATAAATTATTTTCTGCTCTTAAGATACCTCAATCTTATCTGTCAAGAGGCGAAGGTGCCGACGAAGATAAAGCAACTTTGGCACAAAAAGATATCCGTTTTGCAAGAACAATTCAGAGATTGCAAAGGGTTGTAATTGGCGAACTTGAGAAGCTGGGGATTATTCATTTGTACGTTTTGGGTTATAAAGGGGATGATCTTATTTCCCACAAACTATATTTGAATAATCCATCTAGAATTGCGGAATTGCAAGAGCTTGAATATTGGAAAACAAAATTTGATGTCGCCAGTGGAGCTACAGAAAATTTCTTTAGCAAAAGATGGATTGCCAAAAACCTATTTGGTCTTAGCGATGAGGAATTCCTAAGAAACCAACGAGAACTGTTCTATGATCAACAATTTGCTACCGCCCTAGAAGGAGTCGGCTCAGAAGCCGAACAAGATATGCAAGGAGGTGGAGGCATAGGTGGTGCAATGTTTGGAGGGGAAGAACAACTTGGAGCCGAGGGAGAGATTGGAGGCGAGGGTGAATTGGGTTCCGAAGAAGCTTTGGGTGGAGAGGAAGCAGAATTAGATCAAGAAGGCGAACCAAAGGACAAACTACTCGTAGCCCCAGCAAAAAGAGAGGATAAATATACAACATCTCCTAGAGCAAATGGAAAAAAATATATGCCAGTTAAATTCAGAGGGGGAGATAAACGTTCAAGTGGTGCAAGAAAAAGAAACTATTCTGCACAAGGAGGAACCCAAAAAGCATCAGGTGGAATAAGAAACGTGATGGGAAGTGGAGCATTAGAACTATTTAGTTTAGGCAGAGGAATGATGGAAAATCAATCCAGTGCGGCTAACGACGAAAAAGAAATAATTGAATCCAGTAAAGAAATAAAAATTCTAATTGAAAATTTGGAGAAGAAACATGCAGAGACTAAAAATTAAGCATAACAAAAAGAGAAATACGGCATTCTTATACGAAGCTTTGGTGAAAGAACTAACAAAAAATGTCGTAAAAAAAGATGACAACAAAAAGCAGATTATCATCGCTATGCTAAAAGAACATTTTTCAAAAGGAACCGTCCTATATCAAGAACTCAGTCTCTATAAATCTATCCAAGATAGCAAAGGATTGGATAAAAAAATAGCAGAAAAAATACTTTTTGAATCTAAGATAGATTATGATAAATTGCCAAAAAATGAAATTTTTAATGAGCAATCAAAAGTCATAAACAAAATAAACAAACAATTATCACAAAACGTATTTTCCAATTTTGTATCAAATTACAAAAATCTTGCATCAATATCGCAAATGTTCAACACTTCACTGCCAGTTAAAGAAAGAGTATTGCTAGAAGAATCAATATTGGATGACATGTGTAAAGCAGAAAATGTGAAAGAAGAAATGGTACCAGTTGACAATCTTGTCTATAAGACGTTTATTAAGAAATTTAATGAAAAATATATAGATGGTTTACTTAAAGAACAAAAAGAGCTTTTAACAAATTATGTTGTTTCTTTTAGCGACAATGGATTATCACTAAAGGTTTTTTTAAACGAAGAGCTTGCAAGAATAAAAGAAAAAGTTTCTAAATGTCTAGAAATAGAAGAAATAAAGCAAGATCAGTCAATGAAAAAGAAAACAGCAAAAATTATGGAGAAATTAGAACTATTTAGTCACAAAGAGTTTGATCAGCAAATGCTGGCAGAACTTTTAAAAATTCAATATTTTATAAACGAGGCTCAAATAGATGGCTGAAAAACTGATAATCAAACCAGCAGAAGTACAGGATAATAAATTAGAACAAGAAGAAGTGGAACCTAAGCAGGAGCCATTAAAAGAAAAGCCAATGCAAGTCTCTATGAGCATGAGAAAAGGACTTGACGGAAGGCTTATGATAAATGAACACGATCATATAGATATCGTATATTTGCCTGACAAACAGAAGGTAGTCGCCTTTGCAAAGCAAGAATTCTCAGACATAATTTATGAAACTCAAAATAGATTTTTTAATTTCCTTGTAAAAAAAGGAATTTGTTCTCCAGAAAGTGTTCGTGGTGGTAACGTTTATGGCTCTCTTGAGGCAAAGGTCTTAACACCAAAAGAAGAAATGCCGCTAGAACACCTTCTTTCTTTGAATATCAAGAAATGGATTGATACAGAAAAGCCAGCCCTTGAAAT